TATTTAGAGATTTAAATAATAAAATTTATGGTTTTGTTAACTGGTCTTTTTTAAATAGTAATATTAAAAATTCTTTTTTAAAGAATGGAGTAATAAAAAACTTAGATTGGAATACAGGAAAGCATTTAGTATTTGTAGATTTTATAGCTACTAAAAAAATAAAAGATATTTTTAATTGGAGTATTAAAAAAGCAAGTACATTTAAAAATATTGATAAAGAATTTAATTGGATAAGAGTTGAAAATAATAAAGTAAAAAGAATAAATAAAGTAAGGATAAAATAATATGGGAAAAGTATTTAAAGCAGCAAAAAAAGTAGTTAAAAAAGTAGCTAAACCTATTACAAAAGTAGTAAAGAAGGTTGCTAAAAAAGTTGCTAAAATAGGTAAGGCAGTTATGAAAGGTGTTTCTAAAGTAACTAGTAAACTTGGACCACTTGGTATGATAGCTATGTCTATTGCTATGCCATATGCTTTAGCTGGATTAAGTAGTATGACAACAGCAGCTATGGGTTATTCTCAAGCAGGTGCTTTTGGTAATTTTATTAGAGCAGTAGGTACTGTAGGTAATCAAATAAGAACTGGTTATTCAGCTTTTAATACATTTGTTGGAAAAGCAACTACTTCAATTACAAAAACTATCGGTGATACTTTTACTAGATTTGCTCCAAAAGGTGTTACTAATATGTTTAGTAATATTTCACAAGGTGCTAAAAATTTATATACTGCAAGTAGAGATAAATTAAAATCAGTTATGCCTAAATTTAAAACAGCTCAAGGTGGACAATCACAAGTATTTGGTACAGGTTATGGACCAGATGGACCAATGTTAATGGATAATAGTCTTGTTGCTGATAAATTACAAGCAGGTATTATAAAACCTGGACAAGTAAATATGCAAAGTTTAACTCAAGATAGTGGATGGTTTACTAGAGTAAATCAAGCTGGTGTTAATGCTGATAAACTTGTATCAGATACTATTAATGATGCTTATAAAATTAGATTAGATGGATATGGTCCTAATGCTAGAAGAATGTTTGATGATATTAAAAGTGAAGCAATGAAATTAGATACTTATGTTAACGATGAACAAATAGGTTCTTTTGTTGAAAATAATTTAGCATCAAATAGATATAGTCAAGAACTTTTAGGAAGTGATTATGGAGTTGCTACAGGTCAATATCAAATTAAAACTGAAGTTCCTGATTTAATAAAAACAGGAGATTATAGATTAAGAGCAGGTGGAGGAGGACAAGGTTCGTTTGAGTTTACTGGTGGTAAAACTTTTAATGCTCCCCCAGTTAAAGAAAGTTTAACTAGTAGATTAAGAAAATCTGCTACAAGTGCAATGGGTGATTCAATAAAAAGTTTATTAAAACCAGAAACTACTGAACCAACAGCTACTCCTTATTATGGTGGTGGTTTTGATTATGGTACTTTAGGAGCTACACAATATGGTGGTACAGATATAACTGGTTCTCAAGGTGGAGAATTAGTTGCAAAAGTATATGGTGATAATGCTGCTAATAGAATGAAAACATATTACAAGAATATGAATTTAATAGCTGATGGAGCTACGTTTATATAATGGCAGTAAATAAAGCAGGTAATTATACAAAACCTACAATGAGAAAAAAAATATTTAGTAGAATAAAATCACAAGCTTCACATGGCACAGGTGCTGGACAATGGAGTGCAAGAAAAGCACAAGCTCTAGCTAAAGCCTATAAGAAAGCAGGTGGAGGTTATAAATCATAATGGCATTATCAACATCTCAAAAAAGTTTAAAAGACTGGGGTAAACAAAAGTGGAGAACTAAATCTGGTAAACCTTCATCTAAAACAGGTGAAAGATATTTACCTAGTGCTGCTATAAAAGCTTTATCTTCTTCTGAGTATGCAAGAACAAGTGCAGCTAAAAGAAAAGGTACAGCAGCAGGTAAACAATTTGTTAAACAACCAAAGAGTATAGCAAACAAAGTAAGGAAGTATAGAACATAATGGCTGAGAAATTACAACAGAGAAGATTTGAAGAAGAAGCAATAAGTCCTTTTAATGCACCTATACCTGGTGAAAGTTTAACAGCTTCACCTGATAATGCTAAATCATGGGAAAGACCACCAGAATTTACAGACGAAGAACAAGCAATGATGGAAGTATATCTTGTATTAACAGAACAAGATGCTTTAAGAGAACTTGTAAAAATTATTGATAGTGGTGTTGCATTAGATGAAATTGCACAAGTAATATTATATAAAGGATATACTGAAGGAAAATATAATCCTGATTTAATGTTAATGTTAATTGAACCTACACTTTATTTATTAATTTCTATTGCTGATTATGCAGATATTAAAGATTATGTTTTATATGAGGGAGAAGAAAATGACCCTGATACACAAATACCAGAGGATAACATTACACCTATTGATATAGATGGTGATGGTATTCCTGATGAGCCTGTAACTACTAGAGCTGAACCTACAGAAGATACAGTAAGTAGTAGTTTATTAGCTAAAATTAAAAAAGAACTACCTTCTAAAATTAAAGAAGCAGTAACAGAAGAGGAAGAAGTATAATGGGATTTAGTCTTGGAGATTTAGGAAGTTTTGCAGTTGGTGCTATTAATCAAGATAAAGAAAATACTGCTGCTAAATTAGAAGAAAGAAAAGAAGAATTAAAAGCTAACAGAGCTTTCATTATAAAGATGAAAGAAAATAAATATCAATCTGAATTAGCTACTTTTGAAGAAGAAAATAAAAAAGCTAAAGCTATTGCTGCTGTTAATAATAAATATAAAGCATTAGGTGGAGACATTAATCCTATTGACTATGGTAGAGATTATATTCTTGCAACTAACCCTACAGAATTTTCAACAATGACTACTCTTTATAAAGATAACCAACCTAAATTAGAAGAGTACTATGCAAGTTTTGCAAATAAAGCAACATCAGAATTTAAACCTACTACTACTAGAGATGCATTAGATGCTAAACAAGCTGAAGATATACAAAGTATTACTGCTGAGTTTAATAAAAAAATTGAAAATGCTAGGGGTGATAGTTTTTTAATTAATCAAATTATTGGATTAAAAAATAAAGCTATTAATAAAATAACAGAAAAAAATAAAGAAGGTGAAGCTGGTACTATTTTAGCAAAAGAAATTCAAAAAGAAATTGAAACTGTTAAACCAGAAGAAGCAGATACAGGATTAGTATTTGCTGAAGCATCTTTTAGTACACCTAAAGTACCTAAACCATTTAGAGATAAAGTAGAACCTATTAGAAATGATTTAAATAAAAATACAGAAATTAAAAAAGAAAATGTAAACATTGCTTTAACTTTCTTTAATGAAAATGATATAGCTGTTCCTAAGCAATATTTGCAAATAGATTCAGAAGGTAATACTACAGGATTAAAAGGTCCTGGATTAACTTTTGTTAATCAAACAAATGCTTTAACTTCTCAAGCAATTCAAACTATTACTGATGAAGATATATATGCAAACAGTAGTGGTAAAACAAGTCTTATATCTAATAGTTTAAATCCTAATAAAGTAAATGGTAAAGTATCGGAACGAATTGCGAATTACTCTACAACTTCTCAAGAAAAGAAAGTAGGTTACTTTAATAACAGAGATAATATTATAGCTGTTGTACCTTTCTCTATTGTTGATTCAAACAATACTTTAGGTGGTTATCAATTTACTAACAAAGCACAAACTAAAAAAGTTGGTGAAGTTTATTTACAAGCATTAAAAAATATTGAAGCAACAAATAATCCAAAAGGTGTAACTGAAAGAAGTCAAAAATATTTAAACGATTTTCAAAATAAATTATTAAGAATGGATGTTAATTCTACTAGTAAAGAGAGTGAAGCAGTTAAAACAGAAATGATAAGACTATTAACTGAACAACGTATTATTAAACCTGAAACTACTACAACTTCAACAGATGGAATATCACAAATTACTACTAGTTCTGGAGTTGAAAGTATTGTAATAGATGGAAATAATATTCCTTTAACAGAAAAAAATAAAGAAGTATTAGAATCTCAAGGAATTGATTGGAAGAACCAAGAAAAAGTAAATGTTCCTCAAAAAGAAATTATAAAAACTAAATCAGGTGATATGGATGTTGCAGAACAAGTAGCAAAAGCTACTACTACTAATAAAATTACACCTAAAGATATAGGTCAAGTTAATATGCCAGTATTTGAAACACTAGAATCTATTTTAGAAATTCTTCCTAGTGCAATGACAGGACAAGAAATAATGGATAAGTATGAAATTGCTTTTCCAATTAATAAATTTACAAAATATTCACCAAGTAAATAAATCACATGGCTGAACAATCTACACTAGACTTTACACAGCTAGAAGGTGTAACTCCTATTACTCCTGAAATAGAAGCTGTTGAAACTCAATCCTTACCTATTACTAATCAATTAGATTTTTCTAAACTAGAAGGTGTAACTCCTGTTACTAGTCAACAAACATCTACATTAGATTTTTCTAAACTTGAGGGAGTAACCTCCGTTAAAGAAACAGAACCACAAATAACATCTACTAGACAATATACTGATGCTGAAAAAATAAGGTATGGTATTGATAAACAAAATACATTCTTTGGTAATGTATATCGTGTTGCTAAAGCAGGTACTCAAGCAGCCTTTGACCCTGATAGAGATTTTAAAGATTATATTAAATATAATTTTAATCAAGAACAAAAAGAATTAAAACAAAAGTATGGTGAACTAGCTTCAGGTGCTTTTGAAGATGATACTGTTGTTCAAGCTGCAGCTATGGCTACTATGATGGTTGACCCTTTTTACATTGCAGCATATATGACACCTTGGGGAAGAGCTGCTACAGCTACTTTAAAAGGTGTATCTGCTTTATCAGGAGCTACTGTTGGATTAGATACAATGTTAAATAACTTAGCAACAACTGGTGAGGTTAATTTAAAAAGTGTAGGTATCTCTGCTGCTAGTGCTGCTGTATTAGGTCCTTTAACTGTTAAAGCTTTTGGTGCAATAAAAACTTTATTACCTAATGCAAATAATGCACAGATACAAAAAATTATAGGTGTTGTTGAAGGTAAAAAAGCTAAAGACTTAGGTATTAGTACTACTGAATTTAAAAAATTACAAACAATTGCTGGTGATAAAGATTTACTTGCTATAAATAAACAACTACAACAAGCAGGTAAAAACTGGGTTGCTCCTATAGCAAATGAAACAAAGTTATTTAATGCTAGTGAAAAAACATTACAACAGCAAATTAAAAATTTAGAAAAAGGTGTAAAAGATATAGAAGGTATTCCATTCTTTAAACAAACTAAAGTTGATACATCAAAAGAATTACTTAAAACATTAAAGAAAAAGAATAAAACATTAGCTGATAAAACAAAAGAGTTTAATCTTAAACAAAAAGAATTATGGAAACAAACAGCAGCTAATGAAAAACAACTTACAGATTTAGTTGCTAAAAGAGATTACACAGTTCTTAAAAAATTAAAAGAACAGAATAGTTTAACTAGAAATTTATCTGAAGCAGTAATATCTGCATCGGTTAGACCTGCTTTAGGTGCAGGTATTGGTTATGCATTTGGTAGACTATGGGGTGGTGATGATGCTAACTTAAATAACTGGATGATAACAGGTGCTTCGTTAGGTGCATTAAATAAATTAGTACAAAGAAGTGGTACTGTATTTGCTACTGGTGAAAAGAATTTTTTAGAAAATATTATATATAATAATGCAACAAAATATTCATTTCAAAAAGTAAGAGAACTTACAGCTACTACTACATCTACTAAATTAAAAGCTGTAGGAGGTGAAACAGAAAAAATAGGAATGAAATTATTCCAAGAATTAGATTCACCTGTAAGTAAATTTTCTGCATCGGCAATAGCAGATAAACTTAAACTAGATTATTCTAATAAAGCATTTGCATTGATAGCAGGTACAAATGCAAATGAACAAGCTGCTGCTATAAGAATTGCTAGAGGTTCAAAAGAAAAAGCCACACCTAAAATTCAAAAACTTGCGACTGATATTAGAAAATACTTAGACGATTTTAGAAAAGAATATACTGATGTAGGTATTGGTTTAAGAAAAGAAGTTACAAAAAAAGGTAAAACAATAACTAAAAGGATAGACCCTATTAAAGATTATTTTCCTAGAGTATGGAATTGGGATAGAGTTAAAGATGACCCTGAAAAATTTAAAAGAGTTCTTACTTCAATATTTAAAGCTAAAGGTAATAAAGAACCTAAGGCAGCAGCCGAATCTTTTTATAATAGTTTATCAACACATAATGAACAAGGCTTTTATAGTAAAGAAGCAGTTACTGAGTTAATTAATACTTTAGTTGCGAAAAAGAAAGTACCTTTTAATAAAGGATTAATAAGAAATTTACCTTTATCAGACCATATAGAAAATGAAAGACTTTTAACTGGTTCATATGCACAAGTAGAAAAAGTATTATCACAAAATGGTTATTTAATAGATGATATACCTTCTATTTTTAATAAATTAATTGCTACATCTGCAGATTCAATTGCTTTTGCTAAACAGTTTGGTGCAAAAGGTGAATTATTAAATGGTTATATAAAAAGAATTGTAACTAAATATCAAAATTTAGCAGGTACTACTATGGGTATTACTAAAGATAATTATGCACAAAAAGCTTCTCAAGAAATAAAATTAGTAATGGATAGTGTTGATGGTTTCTTTGGTAGATATGGACAAGTAAGACAAGGTATTGTTAAATCAGGAGCAGGAATATTATCTACTATATCTAACTTAAATATGTTGGATAGAGTTACTATTGCTTCACTTGGAGATTTAGTGCAACCCTTTACAAATTCAAGTAACTTTACTAGTTGGATAAAAGGATTATTTAGAACAGCAGTTACTGCAAAAGGTGAAACAGGATTAGCTAAAAACTTAGGATATGCACAAGGTAAAGAAATTCAACAATCATTATTAAAAACTCTTACTCCTCTTGATGATGCAACTAATGCTGCTAATATAATGGGAACAGTAGCTAAAACTACAGGTGAAAAAATAACACAAGGATTTAAAAATCCAGTAAGAAGTGCTAATGAATTAGGTTTTAAGATAATGGGTCTTCAATGGTTAACTGGTTTTGCTAGAAGGTATGCTTATAATACTGGTGCAATAGATGCTTACACAAGTGCAAATAAACTAGCTAAGTTTGTTAATTCTGGAAATAGTTTATCTTCAGCTAAAGGAATTAGACTTACAAATAATCTTGCTAAATATGGTATCAATACAACTGATGGTTTAAGAATAGGTAAGGCAAATACATTTGATGAAGCAATTAAACTTAAAGCTAATAAAAATATTTTAAATGCTGCAGGTATTACTGCTTCAAACAGAGATGCTTTAATACCTCAAGTATCTAATAGATTATTATTTACACAATCTCGTGACCCTTTAGTTAGATTAATGGGTCAGTTTATGTCATGGACTTTAGCAAAGTCTGCACAAACAAATAAAATTTTACAAAGAATAGAAAATGGAGATACACAACAACTTGTTAAACTATTAGCAGGTCTACCTGTGTATGGTGGTATTCAATCATTAAGAGAAATTTCTAAGTATGGAGAAATTCAAACTGATTTAGAAACACAAACAGATAAATGGTATTCAGAAGCTTTAAGATTATCAGGTATATCAGGTACTGCAACTGAATTAGTTTTAGGAAGATTAACTGGACCAGGTTCGAGAGAGCCTTGGTATTTATTTGCTCCTGTATTTAGTATATTAAAAGAAGGTGGTAACATACCTAAAGAAATATACAAGGGTAATACTGATAAAGCAACAGAAATATTTATGGAAAAGATTGCACCTCTGCCTACATGGAGAAGATGGATAGGTAAACTATTTCCTGGTGAAGAAATTATATCTCCTATTAAACAAGGTGACGTATCAAATAGATTAAAATTTAACGAAGGAGATATAGTAGATGCGAATGATGGTTTTAGTAACGATGCTGTTGTTGTTGACCAACCTTTTTTAGAAGAAGCAGAAGCAGTAGCTTCTAAAAAAACTTTAATACCTATGGCTAAACCTAGTGTAGAAGAACAAGTTAAAAGTTTATCAACACCTTTAAAAGATAAAGTAAAACAAAAGAAAACAATATTTAATAATCCAGGCAATATAGAACAAGGTCAAAAATATGCAGGTGAAACTGGAGAAACTTATGCTAACGATAGAGATAGACCTTTTGTTGTTTTTGATAGTCCAGAAATGGGAGTTAGAGCATTAGCTAAAGATTTAACTACAAAAATTAAAAGACATAAAGGAGATATAGAAAAAATTATTACTGAGTATGCTCCTAATAATGAAAATGACACACAAGATTATATTAATTTTGTAAAAAATAATTTAGGTGGAAAGGATATTGTTACTGAAAATGATATAGCTAGTTTAACAAGGGCAGTAATATTAAAAGAAAATAAAAAAGATGTAGCTTTAAGTTATTTAGTTAACGATATATTTGATACTGGTATTAAATTAAGTAAATTTGATTTAGATAGTAAAATGTCTTTTGAAGAAGCTAAAAAATTATTAGATGATAAAATAAAATTTAATATAGGTGGTATAGTAGGTAAAGCTATAGCAAAAGGTATAACAAAAGCTGCAGTTAAAAGAGGTGATACAGCTATCTCAACTACAGTAGGTACATATAAAAAAATTAATAATATCTTTAATGATAATAAAGTTAAAACTGTACATGACTTTGGTTCTGGTTTAGGCTTAGGTTCAAAAGAATTTACAAATAAAATTGTAACTAATCATGAGCCTTTTGTACCAGTAGAAAAAATTATAAAAGCAAAGGGTAAAGTACCTAATTATAAAACAGCAGATGATGTTATATTTAAAGAAGGCTTTGCTTCTAAGGATGGTGTTGTTAATGCAAATGTATTAAATGTAATTGAAGACCCTATGGAAAGAAGTAATGTTGTTAGACAAATATCACAATTAATTAATGACAAAGGTATAGCTGTTATTACAACAAGAGGTTCAGAGGTTACTAAAGCAGCCCAAACTTCTAAGAATGCTATTCCTTTTAATGATGGATGGTTGTTTGGTTCAGGAGATAAAAAGACTTTTCAAAAAGGATATAGTCAAAAAGAATTAGAAGAATATATTAAAAGTATTTTAGGTGATAGATTTAAAGTTGAAAAAATTCCAAGTAAATATAAAGTAAGTTCATCTGGAGTAATAATTAAAAAAATAAAAGGAGATAAATAATATGCCATTTGAAATGATAACAATGCTAGGCTCAACTGTACTCGGAGGAGTAATGAGTATATGGTCGCAAAGCATTAAGGCTAAACAAGAAGAACAAAAGATGTTGATACAAAGAGCAGAGGTACAACAACAAGGTTTTAAAGAAGCAAGAGAATATGATAACAAAGGTTTTCAATGGACTAGAAGAATCATAGCATTGACTGCTGTGTTTGCTATAGTATTACTACCAAAACTAATGCCACTATTTCAACCAGATGTAAGTGTAATTGTAGGTTACTTAGAATTTAAACCTGGGTTTTTATTTATACCAGAAAAAGAAATAATGAAATGGGTAACACTATCATCTAATAGTTTAGTTATTACACCATTAGATACTAACTTAGTATCAGCTATTATTGGTTTATACTTTGGAGGTTCGTTAGTAAAAAAATAATATGTTAGATAGATGGTTATATAATTTTTTTGGTGGTGTTGATAATATATTTTCATGGTTAGAAACTTACTCTGTTAAGTTTACTACATGGTTATGGCAATCAAGAGTAAAACTTTTAAAAAAGAAAAGACAAAAGAAATGAGAGATAATAAAGTATTAGAAGTTTTTAAAAAGAAACTTGAAAAGAAATTAAAAGAAATGGAATTGTTTAAGAATCTTAAAAAAGAAGTTGAAACTGGTGCTAATGGTACGCAATCATATATAATAAAAGAAGGTATTAATAAAGGTAAGTTAGTAAAGAAATAATTAATATGGAGTATTGTAGGATGAAACAACCTGAAGATATGAACTATAAGTTTACAGCTATATTAATAATAGCAATATGTTTACTAACTCTTTTTGGAGGACCTGTAAGATGAAACTAAATTCAAATACAAATATTGGTTTACCTTTAAGAAATTTAATAGGTTTAATTTCTGCAATTGTAGTAGGTGCATGGTTTGCATTTGGTGTAATTGAAAGACTTAATCAATTAGAAACTAAGAATCAATTATTTGAAAATGATTTATTAGAAGCAAGTACACAAAAGCCAATTGACCAGGAGCAGTTTATGTTGCTTGAACATATAGCAGAGGGTTTAGAAAAATTAACTTTAAGAGTTGATGGTATGATGAATAACAAAGTTAATATTGAAAGACTACAACAAGATGTAGAACGATTAAGAGTTGATACAGAAAAATTAAAGGATAGTGTAAGAGCCAATATTGGAAAATTAAATGGAGATAAATAATGGTAAAAAATAATTCATCAGCAGAAACAGAGATAACAAAAGGTGCAACAAGTAATAAAAACTCTGCGTCAGCAGGAGTTAGTGCAGGGGCTAATGCAGAAGCTAGTTCTAAAAGAGGTTTAGGAAATGGTACAACAGGAGAAGCAAAAGCAGAAACTCATGTTGTTGCCGAAGCAGGTGTAAGTGCTGAAGCTAAAAATGGTAATGCTAAATTTCAAGCAGGTACTAAAGTAGAAGCAGGTGCAACTGCTACTGCAGGTACATCAACTAATATTGGTAATGGTGTATCAGCAGATACAGAAGTTCATGCAGGAACTAAAACATATTCAGACATTGGAGTATCTGGACAAATAGGTACTAATGGTGTTAAGGGTGAAGCAGGTGCTATCGCAGGTGCTAAAGCAGAAGTTGGAACTTCAGCTACTATTGGTAATGATAGAAACAATGCATCGCTTGGTGCTGCAGTTTCTGTTGGTCCACAAATAGGAGCAAAAGTTGGAGGAGGTGCAACAGTTGAGGATGGTAAATTAACTGTAGGTGCTGATGTTAAATTAGCATTGGGAGTTGGTGTATCTATTAGTCCAAGTATAACAGTTGATACAAGACCAGTAATGAATCCAATTAGAAATCATGTAGTTGCTCCTGTATCTAATGCAGCTAAAGCAACTGGTAACGCTTGTAAAAAGGCTGCGAAGAAAATGAAATTTTGGTAATGATTAAGTTAGTATTTGCGTTATGTTTGTTTATTAATGACGAACTTATAGAACATAGAATACAAGATACTTTATCTACCTGTTTAAAGATGAAGAGAGAAGCTAGTAGAAATATGAATATGGATAATAAACAATTTATGTGTGGAGAAGTTCAAGCTGAACTAGAAACAAATGTGGATGGAAGTTTAACAATAAAAAAAATAATAAAAAATAAATGACAGCAGCAAAAATATATATATTAACAATAATGTTATGTGCAGTAGGACAACCTCAATGTGTTATGCCACAAGCAATTAGTGAACATAGAACTCATTACGACTGTGTTAAAAGTGGTATGGGTGATGGGTATGAAGTTTTATTTGGAAGTGTTTTAACTAAGCAACAAATAAATGAAGCTAAACTATATGTTAAGTTTAGTTGTATTGAAAAAGAAATAGTTGAATCTTAATTAAGATAATTGTTTCATTAATTTTTCTAAGAAATCATGCAATATATCAAAGTGTGTTCTTGATTCTCTTATCATAGCATGAACAAGACCTTTGTTTTCTTTTTTAAAATGTAAATCAATTTTACTTAAGGGATAAAGACTTTGCTCAACAATAAATTGTCCTTGATTATTTATAATCAATTTAAAAGTAGCTAAGTCAGCTTCAGTTTTCTTTACTCTTTTAGGAGATTTAAGTTTTCTGTTTGTCATGGTGTTTCTTTATCATATCAACTAAGTAATCATCATTATCTTTCTCTAATCTTAACTTAGTCATAGGCTCATCACCTTCTTTATACACCTCAATAGTTTTAATTCTATCTGGAGATGTCATAAAAATAGGAAATCTACTATTCATTTTAGATTTAATCATAAAGAAACCATCTTCAGCTACGCCAAAGGTTTCAATGTTTTTAATATCAATATCATCCGAACCTATTAAACAGATTCTTATATGATAAGAAGGTGGTTCTGACTTAACTTCAGTACCATTTAAATTTACTATAGACATATTATTTTTTATTCTCTTCTTTTAAAATCATGGAAGATGTACCATCATCATCTTGTATACTATCTACACTAGATGTATAAATTTCATTTAACTTTTCATTGTTTCTGTTTATCTTTTTCTTAAGATGTTCTTTCAAAGTTTCTATCTTTACAAATAAAATCTTATCTATTGCAGGATTAATTCCATACATAGGTAAGTCGTTAAGTGAAGATATAATTCTTCTAAAACCTCTTGCTCTTTTTTCTAATTGTGCAATTGTACTTTCACTAATCATAATCTCTCTCCAATATCATTTCTAAATAATGTATAGCTTTTTCTATATCTTTTCTTTTACCTTTTAATTTATGTCTACAAATATATTTAATAGCATTACCTTCAGAAAATAATAATTGATTTTCATTTATAAACTGAGCAGGTTGTATCTTCATACCTTTGTAGTGTGTACCATCTACTTGCTTATTTAAGCTATCGTAGTTTGTACCTTTAAACATATCTTTATGTGTCATTATAATGGTCCTTGTTCTATCATCTTTTGTCTTCTTAATTGTTTTTCTGATGGTTGTAACATAGCATTTAAATCATCATATGTCAACTCTTGGTTGCGTTTTAATTTCTTAACAATCCATTTATATGACCAGGGTTGTAGCCTAAATGTATCACCTTGCATATAATGTGTTTGATTAGGTAGAAAATTAAGTACATTTTTAAAAGTAATTTTACTAGCTTCTTCTTTAGATAACAAAGAAGTTAACCATTCAACAAGAAGATGTTTAGCTTTATTTCTTATCTTACTCATTTGTTTATCGTTCATTATTTTAATTCCTTAAAATTATTTTCTCTATCAAAGTATTTATAGTCAACTGTTATAGGGTCAAACTCTTCAATACAACTTAATACATCTATCTTATTAAACTCTTTGCAAGAGTAAACATCTAGTTGTACTAAGGCAGGGTCTGTTTCATCCCAGGTATGTATACCAACATGAGAAGTATCTATAATAGCAACACCACTAATACCTTTGTTTCCTTTTTTAGAAACCTTAGATGCATAAGGTCCTGCTAGGATATTCATATCAATTTTAGCTATAAGATTATTCATCCATTTAATAATTTGTTCTTCAGTTTTAGGAGGGTTTTTTACTTCTGCCCTGATAAGAAGATGTTTATGTTTAAGTAATTTTTCCATATGTTTCTATTCTTGATTTATATTCATTAGTTACTTCATCTACTTTAGGAAGTTTAATAACTTCAGTTAAGATAGTATCTTTGTTTGAATATCTAAATACTCTTAAACCTTTACCTCCATTTGCATCAGCATGACATTCCCATTTGTGAGGACAGAACTGACAACCAATAGCTAAAGTTTTGTTACCATTCTTTTCTTCTTTGTATGGATAACATTTTTCTGGTGGTGTATCTTGTTCTAATGTAGTCTTTAAATTTTTAATTAAAGTTTTAACATTAGGCTTTGCCATATCATCTGGTTTGTAAAAACAAATATCACCAGTTGATTTATCAACAACTAGAAAGCCACCATCCTTAGTACCATTAGCTGTTTCATAACCAGACAGTTGAGCATGATAACCAAAGGGGTCATCACCTACTATCTCACCTGTTTGAAATTTCTTAAAACTAAATGATGAAGCTGACTTGACATCACATATCTCACCATCTATTTTAGAATCTATATGTCCAGTCACACCATCAATTTCAACTTTCATTTGTTGGTCTTCAATTTTATGTCCTGCTAATTCAGCAAGATATAAAACTAAATGTTCAATGATATGTCCATATAGAAATTTTAAATTTAGTCCTGCGTTTTCTTCTTTCTTATCTTTAGGACTAAACTTATCGTACCATAATTGCCTGGAAGGTTTACCTAGAATTGACATCCTAAGTTTACCTGCATACTTTTCTGCATTGTATGGTTTGTTCCAGGCTAACATAGCTTCTTTAATATTCTGAAGAAAGACATCTAAGTTTTCTTCAGTCATGTTGGCAGGTTTGCCATTAGATATATCTGCTATCAAACTTTTGATGTCTGTAGCTATTGTACTAATGTGTTTCTGACCAGTTGTTTCCGACTTTGTATTCACCATTTAAAGGACACCTTATGTTTAATAGTTTCCCTGCATCTATAATTGATTGTACTGCGACTCTTCCAAACTGTTCTGCTTGTTCTTCTTTGACTTCGTATTGGAACTCATCATGTACATTCACCACAGGGAACGCTTTGATTTGTTTTACTTTAACATATTCTTCTAGCAATGTCAACGCTTTCTTCATAACTATTGCACCTGCACCCTGCAATAAACTATTTAATGCAGCATGAGGATGTCTAATAATTATTCTTCTTTGGTCGAGTCCTGTGACGTATCGTCTTGTAGCCACTCGTTCCACTTTTTCTCGTAAGCTTCTAAGACTTGGTGTTGCTCTAAGAAATTTTTCTTTAGCTCTTTCACCATCTGCTGTCGAACCTCCGATGATACTTCCGATTTTTGCTGAACCTGCTCCATAGATAAATGCGTAGATAAAAGTCTTCGCCTTATCTCTTGATTCCAGACCAGCAGCAATTTGATTTGCTGTGTGTATATCTCCATTAACGACTTCATGTATATAATCCTTATCATTCATGTAGTGTGCTAACATCCTCAACTCAAGTCCTGAAGCGTCAACTCCTACTAGTTTATAACCTTTGTTTACTATCCATAATGCCCTACATTCTTTACCATATGGTGAGTACACAGCAGGAATTTGAGCCATGTTGGGCGACTGGTGACTCATCCTTCCTGTAATTGTACCATTAGTTATTACTCTGCCATGTACTCTACCATCTTCTCTTATAGCTTCTATCCAAGAACTTACTTGAGCAATTCTTTTCTGGAGCATAAGAAACCTGTTTATTAATTTAGCTTCAGGAATATTATGTATTTCACTTAATACTTTTTCATCAACAATCACATGACCTTTATCTGTTTTCTTCTTAGGCTTCCACCCAAGTAACATCAATCGTTCAGCTATCTGTTGTCTTGAACCTAAATTAAATTCCTTAAACGTAACCTTAGTAAAAGGAACTCCTTTAACATAACCTCTTGCTTTGTTATTAGACTTTGGAATAAACTCTTCTTCTATCTTTAATGGAGGAAAAGTTTTCCTTACAGTCGTAGTTAAGTCATTCATGTCTTCTTGAAACTTTGCTTGTAAACTATAAGCTTCTACTATATCAAGTTTAAATCCTGACTCATGTTGTTTTTGAATTATCTCTGCAACCTTATGTTCTAACTCTATTGACTGACCAAATTCAGTCATGTTTCTCTTTAGAAATTTATATAACTTTTCTGTTAAAGCTACATCATTTCTACAGTAAGCTAACATCTCATCACTAAGATAATCAAATTGTTCAAACTGAATTTTACCTTGACCTCCAAACTTTAAGCCCCAATTTTTTAGTGAGTGTCCACCCTCTAATATAGGATTAAATAATCTTGAAAGAACTAAGGTATCAGTTATCTTACAATCTTTAAATAAGTCTTTACCAAAAAATTTATTAAGAAAAGGTATATCAAAGCCTATGATATTGTGTCCTATAAATTCTTTAGTTTGTTTTGCAAAGTCTTCGAACCTATGAAGATTCTTACCATCAGTAAATTGATAATAAGTTTCTCCATGTTTACAAACAATGCACCACACTTTATCAGCAGTCATCGTTGTTTCAATATCGAAGACTACCTGATTAAAGGTCATCAATTTTTACCTCATTAAGTCTACCAGTATCTGGGTCATATAATAAGTCACAACAAGGACCAGTAGTACCAGAGAATCTATTCTTTAATACTCTAACTCTTGTTGTATTTCTAATAATAGGGTCATCATTTTGTGCATCTCTTTCTAATCCGATAACCATATCTGATAGTTGTCCGATAGAAGCTGAACCTCTTAACTGTGATAATGAAGTTGCTGCACCCTCTTCATGTCCTTTACCTTCTGGTCTTCTTAAGTGAGATACAACTATCATAGCAATACCTGTTTCTTGTACAAGTGTTCTAAGTCTAGTCATAATTTCATCCAATGCTCTACGTTCATCGCCTGAAGATTGGTCTGATACAATGATACTAACATGGTCAATAACAACATACTTACAATCTAAACCTTTAGCTAAGTATCTTACTCTTGAAACTATATTATCAATTGAGTTAGAACCAAAGTGGTCAAACATATAAACTCTACCAGTACCTACTGTTGCATCAAAGTAAGTTTTTAATTCTTCTTTACTTACATGAACATCTGGTAAATGTAATCTTTGATTTGCTTCAACACTCATCAAACCTTTAGAAGTAATGACAGGTGTTTCTTCTAACATTAACAAACCAATATTATCTTCAGTTGACTTAAGCATAAAGTGAACTACTTCTCTCATCACTTGTGTTTTACCTAGACCAGACCCTGCAGTAAACGTAACTAATTCAGCAGGTCTTATTCCATAAGTAATTTTATTCATACCTTCAAATGGATATTGAACAAATGCTTTTGATATAGGTTTTGCTATCTCATCAAATAAAACATTAGCATTAATGATACCATCTGGTGCATATAATTTTGCATCCCAAAAAGCTTTAGTGTATGCTTGTATATTATTTTTAGTTAAACAATCTGAAGCATCTTTTAATCCTTCAGGTAGGTACATAATTTTACATTTGCCTGGACTAAATAGTTCAGCTACTTTTAATGCACCCTCTATCCCATGTTTATCATTATCAAAATTTAAAATGATATTATCAAAGCTACTTTCTAACCATTCTAAACTTGATTTAATATCTTTAACTGCTGAAGTAATACCATTCTTAATACTAACCACAGGTGTTTCATACTTGTCAGTCTTAAACATTTGATAAGCTGATAAACAATCTAACTCACCTTCAGTAATGATAACGTATTTATTTCTTTTAAACAAATGCTCACCAAACAGTCCAGAGTTTTTAGTATTACCTTGAAGACTAAATTCTTTTAGCTTAGTGTATCTTGTTTTGGTTGCAACCTTTGCACCTTGTTTGTCATGATAAGGATAGTAATGATGAGTAATTGTACCCATGCTATCCATCTTAACTGAAACGCCATATCGTTTACAGCTATCTTCTTTTATATTTCTATCTATAATTTCTGCATAGTTAGATTCTTTTAAGTAATCTTTTACTTGATATTCATTCGCACCATTCGTTGTGCCTTCTGTAATTTCCATATCGTATTCCCTTATATATTGTTGACATGAAAAACAATAAGCTGAATTATCTGCATTGACAGATACTGCGTCACTACTTGAACATAGTGGACAGGGTAAGTGAAATTTTACAAATCCATTTTTATTTATTTCTTCCATAGTCGCCCTTTGTAATTGTTGTTTTCATAAAAAAGGAGAGCCAGTTTTTGCCGACTCTCCCCAGGAGATAAGTATAATGAAACTGCCATTAGACTTATGGCTAGTTGTACTAGAAGTCTTCTTTAATATCAACACCAGATTCTGTTGGTGTCACTATGTCAAAGTCTTCCTTAGGTGTGTACTCTACTAGATTTTTAACTTGAACTGCTTGTAAATCTAAACCTTTACCAGTCTTACCTTTGTAATTCCAGTCATAAGATTTATACATTACTACAACCTTAGAACCATTACCAACTATTTTATCTAGTGGTTGCTTCTGTCCATCAACTAATGATGGTGGTTGATTCTTGTCACCATTTGCTTTAGAAACTTTTCTTTTAAACTTAACAACATTCTTAATAGTGTTGCCATCTATAACTGTTTCTCCTAAAGTTATACCTTCTTTAGCTAAGTCTACTGCTGTGTTGTCATCAACTGCTAAGTCAATTCTCCACATTGGTTCGAACTTTTCATTGGGTCTTGTTAAAGAAGCCCAATACGCTGTGCCTTCTACTTGTGCCATTTTTTATACCTCATTGTATTTGTTAATTTATTTGACATAAATAATCTTTATCATAATTAATCATCCTTGTCAACTGTTTCTTCATCTTTTTTTTCTAAGATTTCATCTATCTTTTTATTAATAGTTCTCTTGATAGTTTCTTTCTTAGACAGCTTCTCTTGTAGTTCAGCAATCTTAGAACCTAAGGCTTGAACATCTGAGTTTGCTTGTTCT